AGTTTCTGTTGCAGTAGCATATATTAAATTTATATGATGGAAGAATCTGTAAAGAAAAAGATAAATCTTGAAGTAGAGATAGATGCTAATGCTAATAGTGCTGGTGATAACCCTTTTCAAAAGTGGATACATTTAGCAAGAACTATAGATGCATGGAGAATATTTCCTAGAGCATTTGTAACTGTCTACATCATATTGCTTTATAAAGTTGTAACTTGGTTTATGGATATACCAGAACCAAACTTAGAACAAGCAGGTCTTGTATCAATAGTTGTAGGTGCTATGGCAGCTGTGTTCGGTATATATGCTGGAACATCAGGGCAAAGTAAAAAGTTTAAAGGTGAGGACTAATGGCTAAAGACCCTAAGTTGAAAGCAGCAGGGGTTAGCGGATATAACAAACCTAAAAGAACTCCTAATCATCCTAAGAAGTCACATGTTGTAGTAGCTAAGAAAGGTGATAAAACTAAAACTATACGTTTTGGACAACAGGGTGTAAAAGGTGCAGGAAAGAATCCTAAATCAAAAAAAGATAAAGCACGTAAAAAATCATACTACGCAAGACATAATGCACAGGATTCTAATCCAGATAAGTTTAGTGCTAGGTATTGGTCACATAAAGTCAAATGGTAATTAGTAGAACGCAAACAAAAAAACAAATGACAGGTAAAAAAAAGAAATCAAGGGTAAATGAAGCTGGTAATTATACTAAGCCGGGTATGCGTGAGAAGATGTTTAAACGCATTAAGGCTGGTGGTAAGGGTGGAAAGCCCGGACAATGGAGTGCAAGAAAAGCACAGATGTTAGCTAAACAATATAAATCAAAAGGTGGAGGATACAAATGAGCAAAGACTTAGAGCCAGTAGTAAAGCAGTTGCAGAATGCATCTAAGATGCACGCAGCACAAGCTAAGATAGTAAAGAATCATATTAAAGTTATGAAGGATGCCACTAAAAAAAGGAAGTAATCAGAAGGTAATATCTTCTAATATTTCTAAATTAAAAAAAGAAGGCAAGCCACAGAAACAAGCAGTAGCAATAGCATTGACAGAAGCTTATGGCAAAAGACCCAAAAGAAGGAACAGGAAAAAAACCTAAAGGAAGTGGGAGGCGTTTATACACAGATGAAAATCCTAAAGATACAGTACCCATTAAGTTTGCAACGCCTACTGATGCAAGGAAAACAGTCGCAAAAGTCAAACGAATTAAAAAACCTTTTGCAAGAAAAATACAAATCCTTACAGTTGGAGAGCAAAGATCAAAGGTTATGGGTAAATCTGAGGTCTCTAATATATTTAAAAAGGGTAAAGATTCAATAAGAAAACAACATGGTAGCAAAAAGTCAAAAAAGTCTTAAAGACTGGACTAAACAAAAATGGCGCACTAAGTCAGGTAAGAAGTCCTCTGAGACAGGAGAAAGATATTTACCTGAAAAAGCTATCAAAGCCATGTCTAGTTCTCAATATGCAGCTACTACTAGAAAGAAAAGAGCAGATACTAAAAAAGGAAAACAGTTTTCTAAACAACCTAAGTCTGCTGCTAAGATATCTAAGAGGTATAGGTAATGTATGAATACAGTTGTAAAGTTGAAAGAGTGGTTGATGGAGATACTGTTGATGTTGTGTTGGACCTTGGGTTTGACATTCTTCATAAGTGTCGTGTTCGTCTTTATGGCATTGATACTCCTGAGTCACGTACCCGTGACCTTGATGAAAAGGCTAGAGGAAAAATGGCTTCGGCTTTCTTAAGTGAAGCTATTAATACAGGCAAACAAGTTGTAATACAAACAAAATTAAAAGACTCTAAAGGTAAATATGGCAGAGTATTAGGTGATGTAGTTGTAGATGATGTAAACATAAATCAACAAATGGTTGACAAACACCTTGCAGTGAAATACTTTGGACAAAGTAAAGAAGATGTAGAATTAGAACATCTTAAGAATAGACAAATATTAATTGATAACGGAACATTTGAACCTTAAAATAAATCAACATGTTTAAACAACAGGAGAAAAAATATGCCAGAAGTAGGTAAAAAGAAATTTTCTTATGATGATGCAGGTATGAAAGCAGCACGTGAGGAAATGAAAAAATCAGGTAAGGATATGGTAATCAAATATGATGAGGGCGGTAAAGTAGATGATTATCAAGATATGGTAAAAATGAAACACGGAGGCGAAGTTCATGGAATGATGGGCGGTGGTATGCCTAAGTATGGTCATGGTGGTATGGGCGCAGCCTATGGGAATCCAAAAAGAAATAAAAAGAAATAATATATGGCAACAGCCACTACTAATAATTTTGATTTAGATATAGCAGAAGCAGCAGAAGAAGCTTTTGAGTTAGCTGGTCTTGAAATGAGAACCGGTTATGACTTACGCACGGCTAGACGTAGTATAAATCTTATGATGCTTGAATGGGCAAATAGAGGTTTAAATCTATGGCAAGTTGAAGCAGGTAGCACAACATTAACTTCTGGAACTGCTACATATAGTTTAGATGCAGATACTATAGATTTGTTAGAACATCATTTAAGAACTGATGATGGAGAAACAAATGCACAAAGTGACACATCTTTAACTAGAGTATCTTTTTCACAATATGCTGATATACCTAATAAGTTAGATCAAGGTAGACCTAATGAAATATTAGTTAATAGAGATAGT